GGTTCCGAGGTCCAGCCGGGCGTGACCAGCACGCCGTCGATCCACACTCGGCACCTCGAGGAGGCCGTGTAGAAGATCGCCACCCGGTCGGCGCTGCCGAGACTGAAGGTCGTTCGGAACAAGCTGGCACCTTCAGGGTTGCCGCTGTTGTTCGCCCGACTCCAGATCCAGTCGGTGCCGGTCAGGACCGACGTCCAACCCTTTGGCGGGAACCAAGGGTCGGGCAGGGGCGGGTTCGTTCTCGTGTTCGGTGCCAGACCGGAGATGCCGACCACCGCAGCCTGCCAGCCGGTCGTCGACAACTCCGGCGAGTACCAGCCGAACCCACGACTGTCCGAGCTCGGCCGAGCGCCGGTGCCGCCGTACGGGAAGACGATCGCGTCCTCCCAAGCCGACACGAGACCCCGGCCGGTCAGCGTGAAGCCACGCGACGACTCCTCGCCCTGGTCGTAGCGCCACTGCTTGGACTCGACCCGACTGGCGAACGCATACGAACCGCCGGTCGTGGCCAGCTGCTGCGGCGTGGCGATCTTGAAACGCAGCACCCGTGCGTCGATCGAAGCGTTCGCCGACGAGGACAGCACGCTCGCCTGACCACGGCCCATGCCGGACAGCTCATCCTGGAACGACCGGCCGTAGGACTCGTCCAGCGCACCGAGGTACGTCCCATTGTCTGCCGACCACGCCTCGACCAGCATCGTCGCCGGACTGAACGCTGCCGCCGGCACGATCGTCGAGAACGACCCCGGCTGCGCCACCGACTCCAGCGTGTCGAACGTCCTCGAGGTCGCACCTGCGCTCGTCGTGAACGCCACCGGACCGCCGCCGCCGGCCAGCGTGTCGAAGTCCGCTTCTCCGTCGATGGCGAACGCAACGGGTGCGCCGGTCCCGGTGAGCGTGTTGAAGGTCGCAGTCATCGCGACCTCAGATCGTGAAGATGCCGCTGGCCCCGAAGACGAGCGTGAAGTCGCCGCCCGAAGGACTGAAGGACAGCGCACCGCCACCGCTGACCGTGTCGAAGTAGGCGATCAGCGGACTCGTCGACTCAGTGCCGGTGTCCTTGTAGAGCACCCACGACACCACCGTGTCGCCGGTCAGCGCCGTGAACGTCACGTCGGCGGCGTCGAACGCGCCGCCGGTCGTGGTCTTGCTGGCGAGGGCAGCCGACGTGCCGACCCGGCCACCAGCGCCGATGTCGTCAAAGGCGTTGTGCGAGCTGTTGTACGTGTAGGCCGAGTCGCACAGCTGGATCTTGATCGTGTCGCTCAGGAAGTCGATGTCCCCGTCGAGGATCGCCTTCTTCCCGATCGGGTAGAGCGCATTCGCCATTACTGAATCCTCCCGGACGGGATCGACAGATCAAGGGTTGCCAGCATCCACCGGCCATCCTCAGCGTAGCGTCCGACGTCCATGCCAGTGACGTGCACCTCCTCGGTGCGGCTCGTCCCGTCCGGCATCGTCAAGACCGCCGACCTGGTGCCGTTCGTCGTGCCGGTCGGTGCCACGATGTTCGCCCGCAGGTAGTCGATGTTGATCTGCAGACGCTCGAACGCATCACCGGTCGTCGCCCCGGTGTAGGTGACGTCTCCGGCGATCGTCAGACGCAACGTGCGCCGGGTCACCGTGTCACGCCGCTGCTGCGCCTTGACGCCCGCAGACCCAGGCACGATCCGATCCTGTCCACGCTGGTCGGCAGGCAGCCACAACTCGACGAGGTTCATCACCCGGCACCAGGTCGTCGTCAGGCTGATCCCGCCGATCGTCAGACCGCCGGCTGCGCTGTTCCACTCGTAGCCCGGCATCACACACCTGCCAGGAACTCGGCGTCACGCTGGCGACGCACGACCTCGGCTGCAGTCAGTATCGGGTCGCCGGTCGTGATGTTCTGCGTCAGGTTCACCGTTCCACCCTGCAGCTCATTGTTCGGAACGATTGTGCCCGAGGTCTTCGGGACGAACAGTTCTGGTCCGACCTCGCCCACGAGATACGTGCGATCGGGTCGGACAGGTCCACCGAACTGGCGACCGATGATGCCGTTACCATTGAGGTCACGATTGCCGACGACCTCTTGGAATCCGATGTCGGTGCGACTCTCGGCTGCAACCTGTTGCTGCACGCCTTGTGCGACCCGCACAGCATTGGCAACTAGCTGCGTGGTCGTGGCGATGACCTGCAATGCGGCCTGAACTCCCTGCAGCTTGCGTGTCGCCTCGTCAGCATCGGTCGCAACCGGAATGTCGATCGGTGCCTTGTCCTTCAAACCCTGAGCAGCAAGAGCGGCAAGGAAGAACTCGCCCTTGACCTGACCAATCGGACCGAGCAGCTGCGGATACTTGGTAGCCAACGTATCCAAGGTGGCAATGGCCTGGTCGTAGGTGATGTTCCCGGCTTCGACCTCGCCGCGCAGAGTCGCAATCGCAGCCTCAAGCCCGATGCCTGCCTGGACTGCACCACGCTGCGCCTCTGCGAACGCCAGCAACTCGTCCGGTGTCGCACCATCGGCCAACGCACCGAACGTCTCTACGACCTTGGCCTGCGCCTCGTCCAGCTGCGTCGTTGCGCTGATCACTGCAAAGAATGGATCGGTGCTGGCACGGAGCGCGTCTGCGTAGGCAAGAAAGGCATCCTTGCCTTCTTCGGTCTTGACCGTCAGACCCTCAATGCGGAACGTGGCCTCAGTCGTCGCCTCGCCGACACCTTCAAGGCCAATCTCCAACGCACCGCTCGATTGACCGGTGGCATCCTGCGCCGCCTTGGCATCGGCGAGCTTCGATCGGAAGTCAGCGATAATGGCGTTGTAGGACTCCAGCGCCAGTGGACTACCGCCGATCAGCGCCTCCTCAATGCGTGCGGATTCCAGAGCTATGAGCGCCTTCTCCAGCTGACCGGTGTCGCCTGAGATGGACTGCAACGCCTCGCCGAGATCACCCAGGTCGACAGTCACGCCATTGATGTTGATCTGCTCGCTGAGACCAGGACCGATTGTCTCCACGAAGTCTTCGTAAAAGCCGTCGAGCTGGCGGGTCTTCTCAATCAGCGCATCAAGCGCCGCTTCGTTGGACTGCGCTGCGATGAGTCGGTTGGTCGTCTGCTCAAGGTCGGCCGTGCTCTGCGTCAAATCTCGCAGGACTGAGTCGAGAGCCAAGAAGGATGCAATCCCGACGCCTGCGATGGCGATGCCCTTGGCGGCGACCCCGAGGCGATTCAGGCTACGTGAGCCATCGGTACCGACCGTGGTCAACACCTCCCGCAGTTTCAGCCCCTGGCCAGCAACGATGGACAATGCACCGACGATCCCAGTCGCAGTGACTCCGATGCCAGCAATCGACCCGGCCGTCTTCTGCGACTCCGGCGATAGTTCAGCGAACGCACTGGTGACCTTGCCGACCGATCCGATGATCGTGCTGAACACCGGCACCAGACCCTCGCCCAGCTGAGTCTTCACGTTCTCGAACTCGGCCTGCAAGGTCCGCTGCTGGTTGGCCAGCGAATCGGACGTGCGCTCGAAGTCGCCCGTGGCGTCCGATGCCTGCTTGAAGATGAGGCTGTTGGCAGCCACGACCTTCTGCTGCTGCGTCAGGACGCCGGTCACCTTCTCGCCAGTGAGCGCAAAGAACTCCTGCTTGAGGGCTGCGTCGTTGAGGAAGATGTTGAACCGCTTCAGCGGCTCGGTCTCGCCCTGCAGGCCGGACTTCAGCGCCTGCAGCGACTCATCGACCGTCGTGTTGTTGAACGACGCCAAGTCACCGGCCAGCTGCACGAGGTCGGTGGAGAACTTGGCGAGCGGTTCGCCAGTCAGTCCGGCCTGCTTGCCGAGCGCACCGAACCCGGCGGCGGCATCCAGTGCAGCGGTCTTGCTGACGCCGGCGGTCTTCGATGCAGCGCCAGCGAAGTCCTCGAGCTGCTTGACCGACTCGCCGCCGAGGATGACCGTCGCCTTGTTGACCGCCTCGCCGTAGTCCGATGCGGCGGTGGCCAGCTTCGACAGACCGACCGCTGCGACCGCCGACCCGGCCAGCAGACCGGTCCCGAACGAGGTCAGCTGGTTGCTGATCTTGAGGAGCTTGTCCTCGGTGCGGCCGAGCTCTCGGTCGGCTGCAGCCCCGACCTTCTGGAACTCCCGGATGGCACCCGAAGCGTTCCCGTCGACCAGGATCTGGAGTCGCTCGAGGAGTGCCATGTCATGTCCCGCTGTCGTTGAGTAGTCGTAGGTCTCGCAGCGTCTGGCGTCGGGTCACGTCCGGCGGCCAGTTGAACCGCTTGGCCATGACTACGACCCAGTCGTCTCCGGGTCGTCCTCCGATTTTGGGACGCCGCCCTCGTACACCTCGGGCAGGTCGTCCTCGACCATCTCGAAGATGGGCGAGTCGCCGACCAGCATCTGCGGGGTCAGCTTCTCGGGCGTCGCACCGATGTGCTCGCAGGCGATCCGGTAGACGACCAGCGCACCCTTCGCAGACGCTGCCGGTGCGACGATCACGTCGACCCACCGCTGCCCGGTCTCCTCCTCGATGGTTGCGAAGGAGTCGAGGGGCAGATCCATGAGCCGGACCTGCCCCTTGGGCGTGTTGACTGCGAACGTGGCCACCTACGCTCAGGCCTGGACGTAGTTGACGCTGGTGGACGCCGCCCAGCTGCCCGACGACTCGGCCGCACCGCCGACCGTCAGGGTCGTGGTGAGGTCGAAGGTCGCGGTCCCGAACCAGTAGGTGCCGACGTGCGCCGACCCGGCCTGCGGGTAGAGGTAGAACTTGCGGGCCACGCCGTCGGCGACGTACCGGGTCAGGGTGCCGTCGGCGTCCCAGAACCCCGAGAAGTCGCCCTGCGCGTCCTTGAGACCGGCCACGTATGCCTTGGTCGTGTCACCGAAGGACGTGACCTCGGTGCGGTCGGCGGTCTGGTTGACGCTGAAGCTGTTCAGGTTGGCGATCGGCTGCGCCGAGCCGTTGGCAGCCGACGAGCTGTCCACGTACAGCCGGCCGTTCCGTCCGGTGATGGGTGCGGCCACTGTGGCCCTCCTGGTCTAGAGCCCGAGTGCCTGCAGTAGCGCTCGTGCGTTGTTGGGAAACGTGCGATCCTCCACCGCAGCGAAGGCCCGCTCCACTGCCATCATACGCGCCTCAGGATTGGCGATGGCCCACCGCAGCTGATCGCCCAACTCCTGCGGGTCGCTGAACGTCGGCAGCATCGGGAAGACCTCATCGGACTCCGGCCGGGACTGGCGTGCGAACCACAGACCGCAGCGAGCCATCTCGACCTCTCGGGGCCCCATGCTGTACCCGTCGGCGCTGTCGGACAGCTGACCGTTCGTCTCGGCCCGGTAGATGTTGAAGCTCGCCAGGCTGCCCCGGTAGACCTCGGCGGTCACGTCGTTGTCCACGCACTCCTCGGGCTCGTGGCCGACGAAACGCAGCAGCGACTCTGGCGCATCCTTGAAGTTCCCGCCGAACGAGACGTCCAGCCCGGACCAGTCGACCTGCTCGAGGAACGCCGCCCGACTCGGGTAGCACGTGCCGATCCATGACACATCAGCGTGATGCTTGGCAGGTGCCCGGTAGTGGACCGCCGGATCGTAGGCGTGCGGTGCGTACAGCGCCGGACCATCGCAGACCTCGGCGAAGGCGTCGAGGTTGGTCGGATCGTTCAGGACGACGCCGTCGTACCAGGCTGCCTTCTGCAGCTGCGCCTCGTCCTCGTAGGGCGACTCGGTGCACAACAGCACTACGTGGCGGTGCCGGTCCCGCATGATGTCGACCAGCTGCGGGTACATGAAGAACCCCGACACGACGATGACCAGGTCTGGCCACCAGTCGTAGCACGCCGCCTTGATCTGGCCGGCAGCCAGCTGGATCGCCTCGGTCTCGGTGTGCGCCTTGACGATCTCACCATTCCGGTCGGTGTAGGCGTAGGCGAAGTAGTCGAGGAGCTTGTCCAGCTCGAAGGTGCGCACCTGCACGCCCTGGTCGGCGAGGCCACGTGCCCAGCCACGTGCCACGTCGGCCACGCTGAAGTTCGGGCCCGGATTGACGACCAGCGCCCTCATGTCGAAGGACCGAACCGCCTGTATGCGCCAGAGGCGTAGGCCAGCCGGATGCGCTGCACCGCTCGAGGCTGGCGGGTCGTGATGCCTCGGCTCCACACCTTGAACGCCTTCGACCCAGGGTGTGCGATCGGCCCTCGGACCGGATGCCCGTAGCCCTGCGCGTACAGGTACTTGGCCTTGGCCTTGCGGTACGCACGTCCCTTGGACTTGACCGATTCGGTCCGGCCAGCCTTGCCGAGACCGATCAGGTGCGGCCCTGCGCCGTACTCGACGACCTTCCACGCACCCATCGGCCGGGCCTTGAGCAGCGCCACCGCATTGACGCCACCCTTCACGTCGAACCCCGCACCGAGACGCACGCCACGCTTGCCGAAGTTCGACATCTTGAGGTCGCTGCCCACGACCTTCTTGGCCTCGCCCAAGACCCCGTCCTTGAAGATCAACGCAGCGTCGGACACTGCCTCCCGGTTGATCTTGGGAATGTCGCCAGCGAACGCCACGAGCTTGCGTGACAGCTGCGCGCCCGAGGTCGAGGTGCCCACTACAGCATCACCGACAGCGTGATGGTGGCGGCGTAGTAGCCGACGTCGGCCACCACGAGCTCCCGGTAGTCACCGGCCCCGGACACGCTGCAGTAGCCGATGCGGTCGCCGAGCGTCGGGTCATCGTTGAACAGTGCGAACAGCGACTGGTCACTCGTCGGGCTCAACAGGTCGTCGAGTGCGTGCACCTGGTCGACGTGACGCCGGGACACGACCAGCTGCAGATCGGCCGACACTCGGGCCGTCGTGTCACCGAACGTGGCGACGTCGACCTGGAACCCGCCGAGCATGATCGCAGGTGCCTGCACGTCGTCGGGTGGCAGCCGGTAGATGTTCCATGCCGGCAGTGCGTCCTCGAGTGTGGACCCCAACGCCGCCCGAACCTCGCCGAGTGTCGCTGCCATCAGGCGAACCCGACATTGCCGGGATGGCGGTACGGCTGCAGCAGCTGGATGGCACGTGCAGGCATCTGGCGCTGGACCCGCACCACGCCGAACTCACCGAAGCCCGCCACGCCCAGAGGCGCGTCGGACAGCTTGAAGACCTCGGCCACGAGGATGCGCGCAGCCTGCTTGACCTCGACCGGAACCGCCGGCCAGCCCCACGTGCCGGTGATCCGCACCAAGCCCGTCCTGCCGGACGCTGCAGGTGCCAGCGGCAGGGACACGCCAGACAGCACCCGCAGGCCGGTGAACGGCTCCGAGATCGGTCCACGTGTCGTCGCACCCTGCGGCAGTAGCTGGTAGTCGGTGGCTGCGATCGTGACCTCGTAGACGCCGTCATCGTTGTCGTCGTAGGCGACCGCCGACGCAGTGACCAGGTCGCCATAGGGACCGAACGTGAGCGTCTCCTGGTCAGGTTCGCAGTCGAAGAACTTCTGCGTCGAGGTCGACTGGAAGAACTGGCGACCACAGAACCGGTCGATCATGCGAGACACCGACGTGATCACGTCGTCGAGCTCAGCGGTGTCGGACCCGGCCGACATGCCGATGTAGGACTGTGCCTCGCTCGTGGTCAGGTACCCGTTCACGACGGCCATCTGTGCATCTCCGGTCTGACGATGTAGGCGATGGTCTGCGCCATCACCACGATCCTGCCGAGGTCAACGAATCGGCGCACGTACTCGTAGTCCTCGATCGAGGCGCAGTGCGGTGGACCCGGCAACATCGGCTGCTCAAGGAACAGTCTACGCCTGACCGTGAAGCTGATCCCCACGTTGCCGTGCCGGATCGGGTTGCTGCCCGGCCGTGGGATCGGTCCGAGCTCCGGGTGGAACATCGGGTGGACGATCATGTCTGCAGCCGGGTGCGGCAGCCAGTTGGCCCGGTAGGCGTTTGGGACCAGCACGTCGTCGTCGTCGAGGAACCCAACCCAGTCGCCGGTAGCGATCGCAGCCCCGGCGTTGCGAACCAAGCCGGGTGCGCCCAGGTCGACGTGCAGGTCGGCGTTCACCTCAGGATGGCCGTCGGCCACCACGATCACTTCGTCCGCACACGCTGCAGCGGATGCAACCGCACGCTCGAGCGTCTCCCGGCCGATGGTCGGGATGACGACCGACAGTCTCACCCGGTCACCGGAGGACGCCAGAAGAAGATCGCAGGCAGCAGCGCCAGCGGCAGCCACCGCTCAGGGATCACGCTGCACGCTGCCAGCGCCACCACAGGCGCAGCTGGCGGCTGGTACACCCGGACCGTGTCGGTCGCCACAAGGAGCGCTGCGTAGCCGACTGCGAGCGCCGCCACCAGCTGCCACGTCGGCTCCAGGAGTGCCGCAACGCCCACCGACCACGGTGCCACCATGAGCCAGAAGTTGCGCCAGCCACCGGCCTGCGCACGATGCTCGAACGCAGAGCGGACCGGATGGTCGTGCACCCGACGCAGCAGCGGCGTGGCAGTGATCGGGTCGATCTGCGGTCGACGCACGAAGTAGGCGATCAGCGCCACCGGCAGGACGACCAGCGGCCACGGCGACCACACCCACAGTGCGATCCACACTGGCGACTGTTCCTTGATCGCGACGGCCCAAACAGCGAACGCGAACGCCAGCAGCCAGTTGCCATGCACGAAACACGCTGCCGAAGCCGCCGACATCGCCATCGCCGGAAGGTCGACCCCGACCGGCCACGTCGACTGCGGCTGCATCACGCCAGGCAGCGCCAGCACCAGCACCGCTGCAGCGACAGCGACCGGCCACGAGGCGTCCATGCCACGCGCCCACAGAGCGACCGACACGCCCAACACCGGCCACGAGATTCCCCACACGAGCCACCATGCCGCAACATCGGACCCGCAGACAGAGGGCAGTAGCCACCGCACGTTGAACGGGAACGCCACCGGCTTGCCGTCACCGGCCAGCAGGTAGCGAGCGGCGTCGGGACCGGGTCGGAACTGCATCACAGGTACCTCACGCCGAGGCCGTGCGTCGTGCCGATGAACAGCCACTCATCGTCGCAGGCTGCACGCACCGTCGGAGCCGACGTGTCGTGCATGACGATCAGCCGACTGGCGATCCGCATGGCGTGCTCCACGTCCCGAGCGGTGCCCTCCTCGGTGTGGTCGCCGTCGATGAACACTGCATCGACCCGCTGCGTCAGGCTGTCCCGGTCGTAACAGGTCGTCACGTTCTTCGGCAGGGTCGGCCAGATCGTCTGCTGCACCCATTCGTCGATGTCCGCAGTCACAACCAGCTTGGCCGTGGAGGCCAACGCACGAGTCGATACGCCCAGGCCGGTGCCGAACTCGACGACCACGAGGCCGTGCACGAGCGCTGCGAGGATCTCGGCCTCAACCTCAGTGATCGACAGGCGTGGTTTGCCAGTCGTCGGCTCGCCGGGATCGTCACTATGGATGTAGCTGCCGGTCGAGTGCGAGACGAGCTTCACTCGGCGGTGTCCCTACGTGGCGTGCCGTCGCCCATGAAGTAGTCCTGTGGCACGGGATTGCTGCGACAGTCCTCAGGCCACCACACCTTCGCACCCTTGTGATGGCCGACGTGCAGCGTCGTGTCCACGTACACCTTCCAGCCAGAGTCACGGGCCCGCAGGCAGAATGAGATGTCCTCGCCGAGCTCCCACTCGCCGGCATCGGTCGTGAACTGGTCATAGCCGAACCACGAGTGGATCGACCCGCCACGCTTGAGGCGCATGTCCTCGAGCACGTCACGGTGCACCAGTAGGCAGCCAGTGCCGGTGGCGGCCAGCTCCACGACCTGGTTGTCCTCGTAGTCGAGCATCACGTGCGTGATCGACTGCTCGTCGGGAACAAACATCGTCGGCACCGCACCCTCGGCGGTGACGATCACGCAGAGTGCCCCGAGTATCTTGATGTCGTGCTGCCTGGCACGTGCCACGAGTCGATGCAGCGTCTCGGGCGGGAACTGCATGTCGGTGTCGCAGAACCACAGCCAGTCGCACTCAGGATGGTTGTCGAGGAACTCCCGGACCAACGTGTTGCGCGCCTTGGCCAAGTTGGCACCGGCCTCGATGGCCACGTAGTTCCACAGCAGGCGCAGGTCGATCGGGTTCGGTGACTCTGGAGCCCCGAGCGCCTCCCAGGTCCGCACCGCACGCTCACGGTCCCACACGTCGAGCTCGACGTAGCTGCGCAGGAACCTCGTCGAGATGTCGTGGCCGCTGCTTGGGAACGCCAGCAGCACCTTGCCGGGATGATCGTCCATCTGCCCTCCTGTGATGGCGCGCAGATTAGCAGCACAACGACGAAGGCCGGACCACCCGAAGGTGATCCGGCCCAAGTCGGACAGTTGAAGGCGTCAGCTGAGGACGTTGGCGAGACCGGTGCCGGTCACCACGCAGGTTGCCACCGGGAACCGGCCAGCGGTGAATGCGCTGAACCCGTAGGTGACCATGCGGACGCTCAGCTGGTCGCCGAGCACCTCCTCGAAGGTCAACCCGACCGGCGCACCGGCAGCCTCCATGTGGAGCACGTCGGCCCGACGGGTGACGATGATCCGGTCCTCGTTGGTGCTGGCCCCGAGGTTCGTCGGGATGCCGGCGTCGGTGATGACCGGGATGCCGACGAGGCTGCCGACCACGCCGTAGCCCGCTGCGCCGCCGTTGCCCTGGGCGTTGAAGCCCGGACCGTCGACCTGCACGAAGGGGCGGTTGCTGGTGTCGCTCGCAGCGCACAGGAACGCCCAGCGGCGTGGGTGCATCACGATCAGGTCGGCAGCGGCGAACCGGCTGGCGTTCACCTTGCCGACGGCGTTGTGGATCGACGTCATCAGCGCAGCACCAGTCGTCCCGGTGAACGCTGCGGTCTGCACCGAGGTGGTGTTGAGGATGCCGAAGTGGCCACCCGCAGCGCCGGTGCCCGAGATCGCCGAGACGTTCGTCTTCGTGGCGTACTCGGCGAACAGGTCGGCGAGGATGATCTCGGCGATGCCGGTGCCACGCTCGACGGCCTGACGTGACACGACCTGCTGACCGGCGAACGTCCGCACCGGGACGCTCAGCGTGTCGGTCACCATCGTGGTGTTGGACACGCCCGTGTTCTGCGTCTCCTGTGCAGCCACCGAGGTCGACGTGGTGCCCCGAGGGATCTCCAAGGTCATGCCGGCGTCGGGCAGCGGCAGGCTGGTGACGTTCGACAGGAACGGGCGACCGGACTCGAGGTTTGCTGCGTAGAGCTGCGTCAGGTACTGCGGCACGACCAACGCACCGAAGTTGCCCGTGGTCGACCTGTAGTCGACCAGCGCCTCGCCCCGTGCCCGCTCGACACGGGCCTGCGCCTCGCCGTCACGCTGGAACTGGGCACGGAACGCGTCCTGCAGGAAGTTGTGCGGGCTGTCGGGACGGTAGGTCCGCTCCTCGCGCCCGACCCGGACGGTCGGCACGCCGATGGCCTTGCGGGCCTCGTCGGCCTTGGCCTTGCGCTCGTCGAGCTCGACCAGCTCGGCCTCACGGACCGTCAGCTCGTCGATGCGCTCGTCGATGGTGCGGAGCTCGGCGCGTGCGGCGTCGAACTTGGTGGCCTCGTCCTCGGTCAGCTCGGAGCGACCCTCGGTCTCGGCAGCGGACAGGATGGCCTCGACGGCCTCGGCCGCAGCGTCTCGGTCGTCGAGCGCCTTGGCGATCAGGGAGCGGATCTGCTCCAGCATGATGTACCTCACAGGGTTGAGATCGGATGGGATCGACCGGGTGACCTCTCGGTGCTGGTCCCGTGGTGGCCCTGGTGAGCTCCGGCGGGATCAGCGGCCGATCGTCGGCGCAGTCCTTGCGTACAGACTACCTGCGTCGCTTCGACGCATCGACACTCGCCAGACGGCGAGCCTGCGCGACGCTGAGGCCACCGGCCTTCGCTGCGTCGTCTGTCGTCTCGGCAGGCTTGTCCTCGCTGCGCAGCTTCACGACCGTCGCCGGGTTCGCCGGGTAGGTGACCACCGAGACGTCGTACAGCTTGACCTCGGAGATGATGCGTTCGCTGTAGTCCTTGTTCCAGTCGTCACGCACGACCCGGAACGCGAAGCTCATCTGATCGACGTCGCCTCGCTCCATCGCCGAACGCACCTCAGCGGCCGTCGGGTTGCTCGGGTCCAATGTCGCCCGGACCTTCAGTCCGATGTCGTCGGACTCGAGCTCGAGCGTGCCGGACTTCGTGCGAGCCAACGGCAAGCCCTCGTGGTTGGCCAGCAGACGGACGTCGGCTTCCATCGCAGACTTCTTGGCTGCGCCAGGTGCGATCACCTCGGTGAACCCGCCCATGTCGGGCCCGCCGGCGATGTCATAGGCGTAGTCGTACACTGTGGCGTAGCCCTCGACGACCGGCATCCCGTCGTCGGTCTGGCGCAGCTCGAGGTTGTGGACGTGTCGGACCTCACGGTCGGGCACCGTCACGCCGTGCTCGGAGCGTTCGTACTCGGTCATGGACTCCATCGTAGGTGTTTCCATCATCGGCATCGGCACGACGTCGGCCATCGGTTCGTCGGCCGCAGCTGGCAGCAGCTCGGCCGGGATGATCCACAGTTTGCAGATCCCTTCCGGTGCGATGTCACCCTCAACGACCTCGCAGCCACGTGGACCCACGTAGAAGATGCATGACGAACAGACCATGCCCTCGTCTGCGAACGGCGACTCTGCCACGTAGTGCGAACCGTCCGCACCGACTCCTTGCGTGTAGGGCCCGAATAGATCGACGACCGATTCGATCGCCTCATAC